AACCTGAGGATTTCGTCCTCCTGGACTTCTTCAGGCGTGAACTCCGTTGGTGCGGGATAGAAGGCAGGGTCGTCCATTTTCTGGTCCTTTCATGGTAGCGAGTTCGGTGGTTATGTTAATTGCGAATCAGGTGCGCTGGCCTGCCTGCCGGGAAAAACATCTTGATGTTCTTCTCGTAGAAGGTTCGCAAGTCCTTTGCCAGTTCAGGGTTCTCGGGGATGGAGCCAACCGTTCGTGCGTGAAATACGAGACAATCGGCGCAAGCGTCCCACCAGCTGCCTGATTCGGCAGAGCTGAGGTCCATTCGTATCCATGCCTGCCGCACAGGGTCCTCGAAGAACCCGATATAAGGGTGGCTGTTGACGTGTTTGATTCTGGGTTTCAGAACAAAAGGTTTCATTTTCCGCTCCCACGGTCTTACTCTTTGTTTTTAGACCAGCGCTTCAGGTTTTCCTGGCGATGCAGCCTGTTCTTGATTTCAAGCTTTGATTCGGCGCGTCTGTCAGCCACGAGACCAAGCTTTTTCTGTATCAAGGTCCTTTCTGGATTGCCCTCTTTCTTGCTTCCGGACATGCCCGCAAGCTGGTCAATGGAAAGCATGGCGTCCTCAGCCTTCTCTTGTTCCTTTTTGGACCTGCTACCGCCGCGCTGGCTGGCGCCGCTCATTGTGTCAGCAAGCTTTTTATACGGGTTGGGCATTGGTACTTCCTTTTTGGAAATTAATCATACAATGAAGGGACTGGGGGCACAATAGACAATTAGTCCCAGTTCCGGGTCTTCCGCTGCGAGGCACAGATAGCCCTTCATTTCAGGAATATCGCTTGGGGTGAAAAACTTGCCACCGTGGTAGATACGAACGTTGATAAGGGGCGATTCCGCTTCTGGAACAGAGGGAACCGCCGCAGGTGAAACAAGCATCAGTAAAAAAGCTGCAATCAGTCTCTTCATTGTCATTCTCGATTTTGAGAATCAACCATGACAGGTATTTTAGTCACGTCAAATGAAAAATTAGTTCTTCTGCAAAAAAGCCCTGTTGATCCAGTAGGCAAAGTCAAGAAAAGCAAAACCAATTCGCTCACGTATCGTGTCATCCCCGGCACTATCGAAAATCCATCGGCCAACCCCGTGCACAAAGTTTGATAAAGGGTGAGGGAGGTAATCAGGCTCGGGATTGTCAACCAATTCCACGTATTCGGGTTCGGGCTCATGATCCTGGGCCCAGGCCTTCAGCCACTTGAGTTCTTCTTCGCAAGGTTCTTTTTCATACCATGGAATCATCGGTCTCTACTGCCTCCAACCGGAACAATGATAACCACGACGTCACCCGGTTGTGACTGCAATGGCGGCTTGCTGGCACAGGCAGCAATGACCATGAAAAGGATACACATTGTGTATTTCATGGAACAATCTCTGATTCAAGCTCCAACTGCAGCAAGGCGAGGGCTCTCCACGCAAGAGCAGCGGAGTGCCTTGTCTTCCCGTCGAGGGAGAACTTGCCACGGTCCAGAAGGTGGCGGCCAATACAATCTGCATGGTCGTCGGACTTTGATCTGCTCCAGTGAATGGGTTCGCCCGGATTATGCTTGTCGTTTCCCGCCTTCGACAGTTTAGCAACTTCAATTATGGCAAGCGGAAAGTAATCCAGCACCCCTGTAACGATAGGGATACCCTTTCTTTCCTCACTTGCTTCCGGCACCAGACAATCCCAGTCCACACCCTCAGGTGTACCTGTACTCTCGATTGGCGTCATCCTGATTTCCTCCATAAGGTCCAAACCGTGAAGCGAATTGGTTCCGTTCGTGTGCCATTGAGTAAATGATGGGCACGAATACCAGTCCACGCCCTCAGGTGTAACTGCAGGCTCGATTGCCGTCATCCTGACTTCCTCCATAAGGTCCCAACCGTGAAGCGAATTGGTTCCGTTCGTTTGCCAGGACCCAAGGTATGGGTACTCACACCAACCCTTAGGGTCATCCGATTGCAATTTAAACGTAATGGTTCCCCTGAATGGGAGCTTACAGCCCTCCAGGTACTTTTCTATGATGGCTTCATGCCCGTTACGGGTAGTGTATTTCTTTCCAACTTCAATCATCATGATCTATCTTCCTTGCTGACAATGAGTGTGCATTTGAATAAAAACCGAACATGTGCAGGAATTGCCCCTTGGCCATCTCCGGGGACCATTTCTGTATGGTGACACCGAGTGGCCGGGTTCCGTCCTTCTGTATGTTCCATAGCTCCCCGTCCGGTAACAGGGCAAGCCTTTCGTCAAGGAGTATCCTGTAATCGTATTCCCTTGCAATGCCAGACATTTCAAGGGGAACGCCAACATTATTGAAGCTGCGCCTGATTGCCTTGTCAACCTTTTTGGACATTGCCCTGAAATCTGGCATCATGTTTTTCAGGGGCGTTTTCATGTCGCCCATGTATGCTTCTTCTGCGTCATGGAACAGACCATCGAGACAAAGGACCGGATCGTGCGTTTCCAGCCAGATTTGCTGCGCTATCAGGCACGAGTGCTGAGCAACCGAATAGTGATAGTCGGTCATGCCTCCATAGCGACAGGTCAGCGCCAGAGAGTGAGCGATGTCCTGCACGTCATAAGTGTTGCTTTCAATGTGTTCGTCATCATATGAAAACGAGTGTCCGGCGTGTGTCATTATCCAGTTAGAACTCACGGTTACTGTCCTTCATCATTTCGTTGATATGTTCTTCGGCAATCACTGCCTTTTCTTCTTCCTGCTCCTGTTGTGCACGCTGCGCGCTGACAACATTGTAAAGCGTACTGGTCTTGAGTATCTGGTGAACACGCTGGCGGCTGATTTGATATTTCTTGCCAATTTCATTCAGCGAACCCCCGTCCAGTCTCATGTTTGCCATCTGATCGTACCTTTCGGGATACCTGGGTCCACTTTCTCTCGGCTTGAGCACGCCTGACTGCCTGCGAATTGCGTAATATATACGGTACGCAGGAATATCGTATGCCTCTGAAGCTTCCTTGACGGTCATTCCACCCGACAAGACCGCATACACAGCGTCTCTGGCTTCCGTGAATACACCACGCTCGATCCCGTTTACCCTTGCCTCAAGGGAGACCCGCGATGGTGCAACCCCGGTTTTCGCCTTGATTTCACGCAGTTTTGCACCACCCGCAAGCATAAGCAAGGCTTCCCGCATATCAGGCGTCAGGTGCTCGGGCAAGTTCAGTGTGATATTTGCAGTATTTACTTCTGTCATCGATTGTTGCCTTTCCGCAAAATTTATATGGCCGGTCGTGACTAACCGGAAACTTGCACTGTCCCGGCTTCAGTTCTGCAATATCCGGGCCATCAATCTCGGGGCGCAGCATGTCCGGCCTGCCGCTGACCTTGTAACTTCCGGGCTCAGGGACAGTAACCCTGGATACCAGCTTTTGGCCAAATTTGTCCCTGATGATCAAAGGGTTAATGTTTTGCCTTTTCTGACGCCGCCTGATGCGAAAAAACACTCCCGTCATCTGTCCCTTGGTCATGGACTCTGCACGAGCGATGGCCATGACGCTTTTGCCGCCAAGATATTCGGCTTCCCAGCGTGCAAGGGTTTCTTTACTGTATTTGGATTCTGACAATGGCTGCTCCCGCGCTTTGATTTGTCATTTATATACGAATTTTCCTGTCTTGCAAGAACAAAATGAGTTGCCTGTACTGAAATATCTTGGTATCAAGATGCTTCACCAAAGGAAGGACACTGAATGAAGAAACTTCTTGCCGCCCTTGTCATCCAGATCATGGCTGGTTCGCTTGCTGTATCGGGTTGCTCTACAATTGCAGCACGGTCCGGACAGGAACAGGTTGCCACTTATGACGAGCGCTCTCTCCTTACCGCCGAGATTGCGTATGGCACCGCCCTGACGGCGATTTCCAATGCAGACGCTGTTGGCCTGATCACACCGGAAGTTGCCGAAAGTCTGATTCCGATGCTTGAGGCAGCACAGGAATCAATCGAAATTGCCCGGTCAATGTATGACGCAAATCGCCTTGTCGAAGCATCTGCAGCCGGTGATTCTGCCGTTCTCCGTGTGGCTGCTCTACTCCAACTCCTTATCAACGCAGGAATCCTGAAATAATGTCAGCATCCAGTATCGTCCAGCTTCTGCTTCTTCTCGACCAGGTTACGGCGCAGGTCATCAACATCCTGAAGTCCGTGAAGGACTTGAGCAAGGAAGACGAAGACGTATTGCAAAAACTTCTTGTTGTTCACCGGGATAAAAACAATGCTGTTTTTGCGTCGGTCATGGAATCACTGAAGTCCAAATAACCTTACCGGCCCCCGTGCTTCGGTGCGGGGGCCATAAGACTCTGAACCTGCTCTCTCAAGTCATCCCTTGACAAACCCGGGATTATTACGACCACAATATAGTCAAGTGCCCTATCCAGCCAGTCAGCAAAATCGCTCTGGTTCATTGACTCGTAAGCGATACTCTTGCCGCGAACCTGCCATACGTCACCGACACCCGGAACAGACAGGAGCGTCCTGACACTATACCCGGTGCCTATCTTGATCTGCTCAAGAACATGCTCGGCGCTTTCAAACCTTTCACTGTTTTCATGAACAATGCGCGCAAGGTGCCATATGAACCTGTGTTGATCAGGATTCCTTGGCGTCCGGACATTTGTCATGACCATGACATTTTCCTTGATAAGGCCGAACAGCTTTCGCCCCTTGTCATCCGTCGGAACAAGGCTGTTGCCAATCTTCTTTAGCCAGATGGTTCCATCAGGCATGGAATGAAGCCTCGACTTCCTTGTATTTCTCCGCCAGGTAAGCGTTGGTGTTCATGTGACTTTGGGCGACTTCGCACGCATAAAGAACGCTGGTGTGATCCGCGTACCCGAACTGAATAGCTATTTGAGGGTAAGACCGGCCAGTAAGCTTCCGGCAAAGGTGTATTGTAACGTGACGCGCCCTTGCAATTCCGCGCTGTTTGGTTTTCCTTCTCAATGATCCCTTGGGAAGCTCAAGCCGAAGCTCGAACTCATCAATGATCTTCCCGCACTTCAGGTTCGGGATAATCCCGGAGTTCAACTTTTCCATTCAATTTCTTCCTGTATTTAGTGTTGAAACCTTTATTGAGAATCTTGCTATTCAAGCCAAGCTCCTTTCGCTTTAACAAGCGCGCGTACTGTCCGGACCTGCCGCCCTTTCGGTCCGCCTTTGCTGCCTGCGCAGCCGTCTCTATTCCAAGCCCTGCATTGTGATACCGGCACAGGAGGCGGCAATTATCCAGGATGCTTTCACCTCCAAAAGCTACAGGCTTGATATGGTCAAACTCCGCTCCGACTGCCGCACATCCGTCTATTTCGCACATGCCGCCTGATCTGTTCAGAACAGCCGCGCGCACGGCCTTTGGAAACGCCTTACGGTCCTCTATCCAGTCAGGCTTTCTGCTCATGTGGACCTTTCGCCTGCTGCTTCTGATATTCACGGTAAGAGGGCCATGACTTCATCAACTCGTCGAAACGGTCTTGTGAAACAGGCTGTATCCAATCCTTTTCATTATGGATGATGAAATAATTATTCAACTTGTTGTTGTGCATGAATCCCATTTTTCCATTTTCCGGTTGCAGCATGGTGAGACCGCCTGTGCGCAATTCGCCACTGACAAGGTTCTCCGAGAAGGTGCCCCACTTGCTGAAATCCGGGTGCTGGGTAAACATATCCGGGAACATCAGGATTATTTCGTCTGCAGTATACCATGGGCGAACTGTCAGTTCCGGGAAAGTCTCAAGGATAACAAGGGCATAATTCTTCGTTGCGATTGAAGTCCTTGACTTGGCATTTGCCATCGACATTTGAGAGGCCCATTGCAACGAATTACTGATCCATTGGGCTATGTAGTTTTCAGGAGATTCCCTCATGACGTATGCCAGACGCTGGAAAGGCGTCATGGTTTCAAGGAACGAAACACGTGCAGATTGAGTTAGCGGTGCGGTTACGGGCGGCTTGAAATGGCTTACATCCCTATTGAATAACCAGTGAGCAAGGTGCCTGGCATTACCATCACGAACCCATTTCTGGAACCTTCCAAGGATTTCTTCATCCACCTTGCGGGCCGGAATACTGTAAAAGATGCCAGCGTTTCCAAGTAACCTATCCTTGCCGTTAGGTAAGGTGCAAAGAATAAGAAGGTTGTTGACTTCGTTGCGGCTGAATGACCTGTTCTTTGAGGCGTCATTGATAACGCGCGCATCCGGGGCAATGATGATCTGACAGAGTATCTGGGCGCTAATCCGGTCTTCTATGCCGTTCGCCACGCCATTCATTACGCCAATCACGGAATTGCGCATCCATGCCTTGTTGGTCGAGCGAAGGTGAACAACCCCGAACCTGACGGACCATGGCGCAAAAGCCTCATAGATAGCGGAAACCCAAAGGTCGGCCGGTAAGCGCTCTCCCGTGATAGCGCCCGCGTAAGGAATATGAACGTCAGGGTTTTGAACGTGATAGGCTATCAGGTCAATCAGCCACTCTGCATCCTGTTTGCAGGATACAAATGCTGCTTCGGTAAGGTCAAGAAACGGCTGAACGTCACCCGGCGCCGAGTTCCATCCTGTAAATGTGTTTACAAACGTAAAGCCATCTTCGTCAAATACACGTGGTCCGCCAGCCTTGAACCTGAAGTCATCTACATAATGGTAGTGACCGCCAGAGAGAAATTCACCAACTGCGCCCTCGTAATCGTCATATGGAATGTCATAATTCGTCCTTAACCATGAAATAGCGGTTGCAAACGAGTGCAGGGGTTGGGATTTATCTATATCGACAAGACGCATCGAGCGCCTGACGTAAACCAGCCTATCCCGCAGAAACGACAGGACCTGAGGATCTATATTCGGATTGCGGCGGAAGGTGATGTTTGCCATATTTTTCTATTGCCTCCAAGGCGAAATAACCAGCCATCGCAGACGACATGACTCGGCCTGCAGTTCGTTCGTCCGCTCTCAATGCGGTGTCTTCGTGTTCCAGGTATATGACATTTATGCCGCAATCAATGCACCACCATGTCAAAAGTCTTTGTGCTGCAGTCTCTCCTGACTGTCCGAGAATCCATGCAGACACAACAGTCCTTGCGTCATTCCGGCAGTCTTTTGCCGTTACGTCATTCACCCTTGTTCTGGCGATTGCCTCGGAAACCGCCAGAACAACCCTTTTATCGTGAATGTCTATTTTCGTCTTGAATTTATTCTTGATCAGCGTCAATGACATATTTGCCTCCTGAAGTCACATTAACCATCTTTTCATCAAGTTCCGCCAGCAACTCAGCTACGGTCCGCTCTCGCGTTATTTCAATTTTTTCAGGCTGGATCGTCTTGCCAAACAGTTTCTCGAAGAACCATTTTGGTTCATCATCAGCAACTTCCGCCAGCCTGTCAACCCCGCCAATTCTCTCGAATACTTCCAGCACAGCCCTCTTGGAGTATTTTGCCATGTCCATAATGCCATCCGGTCCCTGGATGATAGCGGGGGGTTTCGTCAGCATTTTTTGAGCCTACCAGATTGTATGTAGCAATTACTATACCACGATTGCTATTAATACCAATACTCAATCACCGCATTTCTGCATAGCAGCTATGCGAAAATAGCGAAAAATAAGTACTTGCCACACGAAGCGAACCCGAACATACGACAAACATCGTCGTGGTCGGTTATAAAACACCAGTAGAAATACTGGGACGGCAGCGCGGCGACGTTATGCTCTTAGAAGACGGACTCAGACGCCGTACAGTGGATTACTCCACGGAGGTAAACAAGCAGAGACTGTGGGGCGCTGGCCCTCTGCATCCCCGCCCGAAGCGATAGGGGGAAACACCAGCCGGGACCGTGTACGGGTGCCGTGAAGCAGATCGCAGGGTTTCCGGAGTACACGCCAGGAAACTACCGAAGCGCCCTCAGCCGATAAAGTCGGACATGACGCCAAGGTGGGAAGCAGCTCTGCCCTTGATTGGGCGGGGGCTACTTCCCCTTTACCTCCCTCCCTAGCCTCCAAGTCAAACATAACCTACTTACTTACTTACTTTCTTACTTCCTTTCTTTCTTTCTTACTTTACGGCATGAGGAAACAAAACCTGCTAGCCCTTGACAGAAAGAAACCGTACCAGACCTTGACAGAAAGAAACCGTACCAGACCTTGACTGCCAGACCGCTTGACCAATTCCACAAGTTGATGAGTTGACCATCTTTCTCATTCATTGTAACTTAACCCTGAATCGCGCTGTCCACGCATGTCTCCCGCTGCGTGTTTGCCCTTAACCGACGATGACGGCGCGATTCTCCGGAGAAACTTTCAAAGTGCTTAAATCCGTTGACGAACTCCTACCCAAAGAGGCGCTTTCTCGCCGTCTGGGTGAGTATCGTACACAGATGGAGAAACATGCCAATGAGTGCATGAAAATACGGAACAAGGAGGGTGAGCTAGTTCCGTTTATCTTCAACCCGCTGCAGCGCATTACCCACCGGATTGCAGAGCAACAGAAAGCTGAAACTGGCCGCGTCCGGGCGATTGTTCTGAAATATCGACGTGGCGGAGCCTCAACGTATATCCTGGGAAGGGGCTATTCACGGGCAACTCTCCATCACGGCGTGTCTGTTGCGATCATGGCGCACCTTTCACAATCCACAAACGCTCTTTACAGGATCGTCAAGCGGTTCCATGACCACAACCCGATTGCTCCACCGTTGGCTGTTTCCAACGTCAAGGGACTTGAGTTTGACGGCATGGACAGTCGTTATGGCGTTTTTTCCGCTGAAAATGAAGAAGGCGGACGTGGTGACGAAGTAAGCTTTCTGCACGTCTCAGAGGCGGCTTATGCCCCCAGCCTTGAGGATCTCATGTCCGGAATAGGTAACTGTGTTTCGGACGTTCGTAATACCGAAATATGGCTTGAATCCACTGCAAAGGAGCCTTTCGGGGAATTTTACAGCCGGTGCATGGACGCCAATTCAGGATTGGGTGAGTACAAGCTTATCTTTGTTCCATTCACGGAAGACCCTGGCTGCTCAGCCGAACCGCCAGTAGGGTTTGAGCCAAGCACAGAACGTGAACACGAGGCATTTCCGTCAGAAGCAGAGCTTATGGAGATTAATGGCCTGACCCTCAATCAGATATTCTGGCGCCGTCGCAAGATGAACGGACCGCGTAATATCATCAAGTTTTCACGAGAATACCCTATCACAATCAGTGATTGTTTCTCTGCCATTGACGATTCGGCCTATATTTCCCCGGTTGACGTTCTCCGCGCCCGCAAGTCATTCAGGGAGCCTTATGGCGCCGTTGTGCTTGGGGTAGACCCTGCTGGCATGGGCGGAGACAGGTTCACGATTGCGGTTCGTCAGGGACGAAAGGTCAAGAAGATCACATACCGCATCAAGGTCAAGTTCAACGAAGGTCTTGAATTTATCAAGGCCGCAATCGAGGACGAAAATCCGGACCGCGTTTATATTGACTGCGGCGGCGGCGGTAACGGAGAGGCGATTTCGTCTGCCCTGCGCGATGACCCGGCATATGGTGAAATGATTCGGGCCGTCAATTTCGGCTCCACCAGCCAAAGCAAGCTTCGCCGTCCAGACAAGCCGGGTCCGAGGGATCGAAAGGCAGAAATGGCCATGCGCCTCAAGCAAGCTCTTGAATCCATAGAGGGTCTTGACTTACCGGACCAAGAAGACATTCAGTCTGACTTCTGCTCAGTCAAGATAGAGCAAACCAGCCCGGAAGGTGATTTCAGGCTGGTTCCCAAGAAGCAACTCAAAACCCGAAGCCATGACCTTTTTGACGCTGTTGGCTTGACATACGCAGATGAATACGTTCAGCCCTTGAATGTTCCCGAAGGTGCTGATATTAACCAAACTATACCGCGAACCTCAAGGACCAAGGGTATGCCGCCTGAAACAATCGGATGGATGGGTTAATGCCTCTCAAGAATACTAATTCTCTTACACTTGACGGCTTCGATGATGAAGACGCCTTTTGCACGTTCGCCCGCGAGGCTAGGCAAATGGATCTGGACCATGATCGTCGCAACCGTGACAGGGGTGTGGACGATTCACGCTATGCAGCCGGTTTCCAATGGCCTGTAGAAGATTACAAGTGGCGTGTTGACAACAATATTCCAGCCATGACGTTCAACATGGTTCCATCCCTGTTGCGCCACCGCCTCGGCGCACGGGCACGCAAGCGCCTTGGCCCCCGCATCCTTCCGGTTACGCCGGGCGAAGCCTACACTGCCATTGCGCAAATTCGCGAAGGGCTCATTCGCACCATCGAAAATCAAAGTCAAATTGCGATTGTTGACGCCTGCGTAAGCCAAAACCAGCTTATTTCCGGCATTGGGAACTATGAAGTTTGCATTGACTACGCCAATGCTGACGTGTTCGAGACTGATATTTTCATCAAGACGGATGAAAACGCATGGTCTGTTATCTGGGATTGTCAATCGACCGAGCCAACAGGCCGGGACGCTCGCCGCGTTATGAAGGAAACCGTTTTCACAACGAAAGACTTCAAGAAACTGTTTCCAAAGGCCGAACTTGGAGATGTTGGTACCAATCCGGGAAGTATTATTACCAATACCTCAGTAGTGACAACTGATGGCAAGGGCGGCGTTCTTGCGGAATGGGTGAACGAGGAGACCGTTCGGGTAGCAACCATCTGGATCATGCGCGAGCGTATGCAGAATCTCGCCCTTCTCACGAATGGTGACGTTGTTGTCATTGGAGATGAAGAACCGGAGAATTTTCGCCTGTCAGACTCAAATGGCGGCTTTCACACGGTTGTTCAGGGTAACGATGGAGAGTATGTTGTCCGTAAATCTCCGGTCAAATACGCTGTCGGCTACCTGACCAACGGCATTGAAATCCTTGCTGAACCCTATGAAATGCAGGTTGACCGCGTTCCTATCGTTCGCGTGCCCGCTTGGCTTATCAATACCGGAGAACGCACAGAACGTTTCGGCATGGTTTCTTTCGTCAAGGATGCATTGACGTTCTATAACTACGTCAAGTCTGATCGTATCGAGCGCATAGTGTTCCGAAACCGTGCGCAGTATGAGGCACAGGAAGACTCTCTTTCGCAGGAACAGCAGAAGCAATACAGCGGTTCGCACAAGCTTCGCGGCGGCGTCCTGAAATATCGCGGCCCTAAGCCGGAGCAGGTTATGCCTCCACCTGTTGACCAGGCCGCAATCATCGAGACTCAGGCAGCCGAAGAATCAATTTACAGTATCCTTGACGTTCGCCCCGGCTTTGCAGGCGGAGAATCCCAAACCCCGCCTTCCGGCATATCGCTTGAACATCAGCTTAATATCACTGACTCTGGCGGCTTGATTTATGACGAAATGCTTACTTCCGCAAAGCGTGAAGTCTACCGCATTATCAACCAGCTTATCGCCGGAGTTTACGATACCAAGCGAATCATCAAGATATTTGGCGAAGACGGAAAGGCGCAGGAAGCAATTCTGAATGATCCGGAAAATCCGGAGAGTGCCGACATGACTATCGGTAAGTATGCTATCGACGTGAGTACCGGACCAAGTGCTGAAACGCAGCGTGTGCAGGCCATCGAGTTCTATCAGACCATGTTCAACGCCAACCCGGAACTGATGGGTCTTGTTGCGCCAGAGTTGATTGAGCTTCTCAATATTCCAGGTACTCAAAAGCTTTCAACGGCTCTCCGTGAAAGGTCTGGTGTTGCCGAAGAGTCCGATGAGGCAAAAGCCGCTGCAGCAGAAATGCAGCAGAAGCAGGAGGCTATCCAAGAGCAGATGATTGAATTTGAGCTTCAGAAGGCGTCATTCGAGATTGAGAAAATCAAGGCTGACACTGAAGCCAAGCTTGCAGACGCTCAGGCCAAACTTGCAATGGCAGAATCGGAACGCGCCCAAGCGGAGGAACGAACATCGAAGTCAGAGCAGGACAGGAACACCAGTCAATCTAAAATGGAAGAAATGTCACACAGGATTGAATTACTGATGGCGCAGACAGAAAAGGTCTATGCCGAAATCAGCAGACTACAAGCAACCCCTATCCCACAACCAACGCCCACCGGAGGCAAGAAATAATGACTACCGATATTCAAAACACGCCTGAAGCGAATCAATTCATCATTCCCGCAGAAGTTGAACAAGCAGCCAAGGCAGCAGAATCCGAATTTCAGAAAACGCAACCGGAAATTGATCCTGAAGCGGAAAAGACTCCGGAGGAAACTGCAGCAGCCAAGGCTGTCGCCAAGGAAGCCTACAAGCGCCGCAAAGCCGAGCGTGAAACAGGAGCCGCTTCTGACAGGATTGCCGAACTTGAATCCCAAGTCCGGGAAATGTCTGAAAAACAAGCTACAAAGACCGCAGCCACTGAGGCACCAAAACGCCCTGATCCATCCAAGTATGAACTTGGTCGCTGGGACGCCAAGTACGAAGAAGATTTGTCCACATGGCTTGACAACCGTGAGGTGCACATTCTTGCTCAAGCCGAAGCCAAGGCAGAGGCTGCAACGCGCTCCCTTACCGAAAACGCCTCACGCTATCAAGAATTACACAGTTTACAGGAAACTGCCAGCAAAGTAGGCGAAAGAGGTGTTGACAAGTATTCTGATTTCGAGGAAATTGTACAAGACGCCCTTGAGGCGATGCCTCCCGCTCCCGAGGCTTTAAAAGAGTTGGTGCGGCTTCCTAATGCGGAAGATGTTTTCTACCATCTTGCTCAAAACCCCGACGAGCTAGATAAAATTACGGACATGAGTCCGATGGGCCAGGCCCTTGAGTTCGGGAAAATCTCTGCACGTTTGGCCGGAAAGGCCAAGTCTGCCGGGTCTGTAACCAAGTCTAAACCTTCCATCCAACAACCTCGTGGCTCAACGGGTCAATTCAGTTCAGAATCAGACTCAAACTACGACAAGTTACTCAACGCAGCTCGAAATCCCTGGAAATAAATCATGTCCCTCACTACCCCACAGCTTGCCCTCGTTACTGACGCCATTGCCGCTTCGATGGAGAACACTCTTGTTGCCTCCAAGCTTATGCGCTGGATGGACCGAGGCACGAGCAAAATCGGCCCTCTCAACAAATTTCAAGTAATTGAGCGTGTCTCCCCTCGCTTCAACGCACGACGCACAACCGGTGCTGTTGTTGATATTTCCGGTGGCAAGCAAAGTACCGTCGTCGGTTCTGAAATCTTCCAACTCAATTCGCTTGTTGGTTATGACTTCGTTGATGAAGACTTTGCCCGCGTCCGAGACCTTGACTCCGCACTCAAGGACGAGCGCCTGCAGGCCATTGGCCGAGATGCCGGTGAAGACGTTGATGCAGACATTCTCAGATTCGTAACCCGCGCTGGCAACAATCAAACCGGCGCATCCGGTACTGCAGTCAACTCGATTGAAGCACTTCAACAGGGCTATGTTCGCCTGAAAGAAGAAGGCGTTGCTGATGGCACGATCATGGCAGTTCTTGCCTACACCGACTATCCTGCACTGTCGAAGTACCTGCTTGAAAGCGTAGAAGCTGGTGTTGATAGCACCAAGAGCATTCTAGGCACTCTCACGGGTTCCGTGAAAGACCTGCTTGGCATGAAGGTGATGTTCACTCAGCAACTTCCTGTGCAGGTTTCTGGCACTCGCACCAACGGTGCGGTTAACGGCGCTTCCCAGAACGTCGATTATTCCGCTGCTGCATCTTCGCAGACAACTAACGGAAACTTCCTGACGCAGGTTATCGCTGCAGACGGATTTGGCGCTGACGCAACCATTGAGGACGGCGCAATCTTTACGATTGCTGGCGTCAACGCATGGGATAATCGCAAGAACGCCACAATCGGACGCCTTCAACAGTTCCGCGTTATCGGGGCCTACACAGCTACCGCTGGCGGTGCAGTTGCTGAACTTCGCATCTTCCCGGCCCTCATTGTCCAGAACGCTACCC